GAAAGCCTTAAAAACGTAAAGCCAAATTCTGTGGCTTATTTAGATCATGTAAAACAATCTCTTGATGATATGATTGGTAGTGCAATTAAAAAGGGCGACAATAAAGAAGCATCTATCATGCAAAAAACTAAAGATGAGATGCTTACTAAAATGGATGAAATAGCGCCTGAATATAAAAAAGCACGTTCTTTATACGAAAGGAAATCTGCAAGAGAAACTATTGAAAAAATATTTAATACAAAAGAAATGAGAGGGACTAATTTATACAGAGGTTTAGAAAACAAACAAAAATATGAAGAATTACAGAATCATTTAAGAAATGTTCCGGAAGCTCAGCAACAATTAAAAGATATGAGACTTGTTTTTAAGGATTTAATAAATCCTCCAACAGTAAGAACAGCTCATGGAACAAATAAAGTAGGAATGAATCAAGAAAGAAACACTAAAAAAGCTTATAGTGAAATGCTAAAACAATTGTTGAGTTTTGGAAAAAATGATAAAACAATGGTTGAGTTGATAACTAACCCAAAATGGGCAGATGAATTGCACAAAATAAATGATTTAACCAACAAAGAGCAAAAATTAATTAGAGCCACTCAGTTATTGGGAAGAATTACAGAAGGTTTTAATTCTGATAAACAAAAACCTATGGAATTAGAATTAATTAAACAAGTGCAAAAAAAATAATACAAGCCATAACAAATAAAATACCCATATTAACCTCTAAACTAAATTATAATGATGTAAAACAATTGGTAAAATAATTGATGTAATTAACATACCAATTACCCAGTAAATTAAATTGCGCACGTCATTTATTTCTTTCCTAACACTTTTTATATCTTCTTTAAGCTCTACTTTGACACTTTTTATATCTTCTTTAAGCTCTACTTTGACACTTTTTATATCTTCTTTAAGTTCTACTTTGACACTTTTTATATCTTCTTTAAGTTCTACTCGTACGTCTTTTATTTCTTCTCTGATATTTTTTATCTCTTCCTTAATGTCAATTTTAGCGCTTTTTATTTCTTCTCTTAAATCTATATATTTATTTTCAGTTGATCTTAATCTAATTTCTTGGTCTACGTATAATTCGACATTATTTGATGACATATAAAACCCTAAACTAAATTATAATGATGTAAAACAATTGGTAAAATAATTGATGTAATTCCAATTCCGATCAACCAGTAAATTAAATTACGAACTTCTTTAATTTCGGATTTAAGTTCCAATCTAACTTCTTTTATTTCGTCTTTTAAATCTATATATTTATTTTCAGTTGAACGCAATCTAACTTCATGGTCAATATAAAACTCTGGATTATTTGATGACATATTAACCTCTAAACTAAATTATAATGATATAAAACAATTGGTAAAATAAATAAAAATTTAACAATTTTAACAAATTCTTTTAACGTCAACATGTTTACTCGTTAAAACCAGTGAAAACCATGAGCAACCATTGCACCTAAGCCGCAAATAATAGTAAAAAGATATCTAAAATTATATTTAATATCTTTTTTAATTTCTTTAAATTCTAATTCAAATTTAGATTCTGTCTTTTCAAATCTTGCATCTATCTTTTCAAATCTTGCATCTATTCTATTAAATCCATCTTTCATTTGAAGTTCGATTCTAATCAATGTTTGATTAATAGAACCAATGCTTTGCTCAAGCAAAGCGACACAAGTATCAATTGAATTTGGAACTATACTATTCTCTTTTGGTGGCTCAATCTTTTCAGTAGACATAATGATTTCATATTGCTCAAAATTGCTGTTCACCGTTTGGCATCAATTCAAATTTAAACGCTTGTAGTCTTTTCATGAGGTCATTTATAGTTATCATAATAAAATGTTAATGTTTTAAAAAGTATCCAAGTAAAGTTATAAATCCTGAAGCATAAATGCCAACAATCATTCTTATTAACCATTTATAATTAGAATCTGTTTTATTAAAGCCATCATCTATTTTTTTCTCTAATCTGATTAATGTTTGATTAATAAATCCAATACTTTGTTCAAGTAATGCAACTTTAATTTCAATGGATTGAGGGATTATATTATTTTCTTTTGGAGGTTCAAGTTTTTCTGTAGACATAATAATTTCATATTGCTCAAAATTATAGTATATCAAATGCTCATAATTTAATCAAACATAGGTCAAAATAATTTGATAAATTGGTATTTCAATTGAAGTTATTGTAGAATGAACAATCAATATAGATAAAGGATTTATCTATGCCTTCACTAGATCCTAGGTTTGTTCAAGTACCTAGTCTTCAAGATTATTTTGTAGATAAAGACTCTGGATTTCCTTTAAGCGCGGGAATAGTGACTTTTTATGAAGATAACGATCACACGGTGTTAAAGCCTGTGTATCAGTTAAGCGCTACTCCATCTAATACTTTTATATATACACCTTTAGCAAATCCATTGCAGCTTTCATCAGTAGGAACTTTTATTGATGAAAATGGAAATGATATTATTCCTTATTTTTTTCCTTATGATGGTTCTCCCAATTCAACATTAGGAATAATCGATTTATATTTTATTACTGTATATAGTGCACAAGGTGTCTTTCAATTTAGTAGAGATGCTTGGCCTAACTTATCTTCCGCATCAAGTAGTTTGTCTAGTTTAGCGCTTACAGATAATATTATTTCAAATCCACAGTTTTCAGTAGTTAATTTCAGCACAACGACACCTTCAACAGGTGTTGTTTATAATGTCACAGGCACAGCATTAGTAACTAATATAGCGCCAGATTGGGATGTTATTACAAGTGGCTCAGGAACTTTTACTGTCAAACAAATTGCATCAACTAATAACGCAATTAAATCAAACCCATCATTTTTACTCGATATTACTTCATCAAATACTTTAACGTCTCTTAAGTTAAGGCAAAGATTGTTAGAAGATCCAAGGATTCTAGCTAATGGATTTGCAAATGGATCGTTTGTAGTGGGATCGCAAGATTCCAGCACGCACTTTTTAACAATGGATTATGTTCCATCAAATGCACCCATAGGAACTAGCTATCAATTAATAAATCAAGTAATTCCTGCAACAGGATTTAATCAGTATTCAGGAACTAAAGCTATAAATGGGGTTATAAATAACGACAGTCCTTTAACGCCAGGCTATGTGGATATTATAATTAATATACCTCCAGGCGCTCATATTCAAATAACAAGCATACAAGTAATTGGCGTCGCAAATGAAAACATCACAACCAATTTTATCGAACAAACAACGCAAAGAGAGTTAGACCATTTATTTCATTATTACAGTCAGCCTTTACAAGATAAACCTATATCATCTTATCTAGTGGGTTGGGATTTCCCATTAAATCCAGCTCAGCCTAATGGAAGCACGGTTCCTGCTGCTGCTGTTTTTAATAAATCAACTTGGGATCAAACCATTTTATTTCAAACAACGATTAGTAAAATGGGAACTACACGAGCCTCAAATGGCGCTATGATTATTACATCATCAGATGTAACCAATGCAACTCAATTTGGATTAATACAATATTTACCAGCTCCAATTACTGAAGAAATGTTTAAAAATAGATTGTCCGTGAATGTTGAAGCATTTACATCAAATACAAATGGATTAATTGGAACAATATCCTTATGGTATACACCAAACGCACTTGTTCCAACGCTGCCCTTGTCATTTGTTACTACTGTTAATGCAAATGGATATCCAACAGCTGTTGCAGCAGGCTGGACAGAAATAACACGCAATAATAATGCAGGTAATGCGCAATTCTTGTTGAATTCAACTTTATCCAATTATGGTTTTAATGGCTGGGATGCCACAGGAACTACAGCATCAGCAACAGCAAGTTATTTCGCAATTTTTGTAGGATTTGCTGCAATGAACAATGCAGCTACAGTTAATTTTAATTCTATATCAGTTGTCCCAGGTGATATTCCAACTAAACCAGCACCAAAAACATTTGATGATGTATTGAAAGAATGTCAATTTTTCTATGAAAAAAGTTATGACAATGCCGTTGTTCCTGGAACGGCCGCATCTCCATCTGGACTAATAACGGCTAGACAAAATGCTCAACCAGATGGCGGAGGAGCGACTACTTCAATGTATGGAACTTTAATTGATCTAAATTATAATTCTGTAAAATGGGTTCCGGCTGCTGCATCAAGAATTACTTTTTATTCTCCCATAACTGGAACAGGCGGGAATGTTTTAGCAACTATAGTCAATAATGGGACGGCTTATACCCAAGATATTGCTATTGCAGGAAATTATACAGCAATTCAATTTGGCCAAAAATCTTTTCAATATGCATCTTTAAATCCAGCAGCATTATTTACTCAAGCTGTTGCAGCATTGCCTAACGCTTATGCTTATGTAGATTATCATTATGTTATTGATTTAAGAATTGGCGCATTTTAAACGGAGATTAAAATATGTCTACTGGTTATTTAATTAATAGAGACGATTCAGGAACAGCAATAGGAACTAGCGCAAATTTACCAGTTGCATTAGATGGTTTTTCAGCTCTTCTAGCAGCCACTACAGAACAACATATTACTGTTCCTTCTTCACAACGATATTGGATGGCAGTTATAGCTATTGAATATGGTAAAACAGTATACTTTGATGGAATTGGAACTGCTGTGGCACCTACTGGAGCATTTTCGGCTTCGACTTCAGAAATAATTCCTCAAATTGGATTGATTCGTTACGTAAAAGCCGGACAAACATTAAGTTTTATTACTTCTGATACTGGCGGCTCTCATATAACAGTTAAATATTATGCAACAAATTTATATACTAATGTGATGTAATTAACATAGGGGCTAAGGATGGCTCAGATTATTGAACCTATTAGTACACTAGCAACGGGTGTACCAAAGGCCACAGATTTAACTCCGGCTACAGATACTCAAGATACAACACAAGCCGCTGCTGGAACTACTAAAAAATTTATTAGAAGCGATGAATTTGATTTCTACTTTTCAGCTGTTGGAATTAAAACTGTTCAAGCTGTTTTAGTTGCAACTACCACTCCATTATCAGCTACTTATGACAACGGAACGGCAGGAGTAGGCGCTACATTAACTAATAATAGTACAATGGGCGTATTAATAATTGATGGAATCAACTTACAACTTAATCAAAGAGTTTTAGTATGGCAACAATCAAATACAACTCAAAATGGAATTTATTTTGTTTCAAATGTAGGAACAAGTTTAACAAACTGGGTTCTAACAAGAGCAACAGATTACAATAATCCTGCTCAAATTATTCAATATCAAATTGTATTAGTTCAAGAGGGAAATACATTATCAAATATTTCGTTTATTGAAACTTCAGCTGGACCATTTATTATAGGCTCAAGTCCAATAACATTTATTCAATTTGATATTTTAAATACATCTACTGTTATTTTTCCAACTTGGATTTCAATTGCAGCACCAACTGCGAATTTAGTTCCAGAATTCAGTTACATTGCAAACAATTCTGGGTCAAATGTTGCTTTTACTTTGCCCATCACTTCCAAAGTTGGAGCTACTTTGCAAATTGCAATGGGAACTTCTATATCTTGGTCAATTGTACAAAATTCTGGACAAACTATAAGAGTTGGCGATATTTCATCAACAACGGGCATTACTGGAAGCTGGTCATCAAACACAGTTGGAGACAGTATTTCTATAGTATGTACAATTGCTAATACAAATTGGTCTGCTTATTCTTCAATGGGAAATTTAAATTACACTTAATATTAATACAAGGATTGTATAATTATGGCTACAAATAACTCGACTAACACCCCACAATTAACATTAGATGGTCAAACATTTATTGGTTCTGCCGGCGTAAATCCAGTTGCAGCTACATTAACTGCTGGCGCTGGAGTTTCTATCGTAAACGGCCCTGGATCAATAACTATTTCAAGCTCAGGTAGCTCTGGATGGATTGATCAAACAACAACACCAGTAACAATGACATCCAACATTGGGTATACATCTGATGCTGGTGTAACTTTAGTCGTTTTTACATTGCCTACAACATCAGCTATTGGTGATTTTATAGAAATAAATGGTAAAGGCTCTGGTTTATGGACATTAGCTCAAGCTGCTGGACAACAAATTCATTTTGGAACATTAGCGACAACATTAGGAGCAGGTGGATCTTTATCTAGTGTATCTCAATTTGATAACATTAGATTGCGTTGTTTAACAGCCAATACAATTTGGACGGTTGTTTCAAGTCAGGGAAATATCACTGTAGTTTAAGGATAAACTTATATGACAACTAACAATAGTATAAATGCTAATCAAATAACGCCAATGTCTCCGACGATTGGGGGAACTGGCGTATCTAATGCGTCATCCTCAACTCTAACATTGGGAGGCGCAACCACTTTTTCTGGTGCCCATACTTTTATTGGAACTATTACAGGAAATACAACTGTAACGTTTCCAACTACAGGAACATTAGCCACTATTGGAACTTTAGTAAATAAAAGGATTTTTACGAGTGGAACTGGAGCCACTTACACAAAGCCAGCAGGCGTCAATAAATTGTTGGTTGAGATTATAGGTGGTGGAGGCGGTGGTGGCGGAGCTACTGGAGGAGTTAGTACATTTTCTGCTGCTGCGGGTGGTGGCGGAGGTGGTTACACTTCTTTATTTATAGCAAGTCCTGCGGCATCTTATACTTATACAATTGGTGCGGGTGGGACAGCGGGAGCAGCAGGCGGGGGAACAGGAGGCACCGGAGGAACAACTACTTTTAGTGCCTCAACTATTTCAGCAACAGGTGGTATTGGTGGAGTTGGGTGTTTTGCATTTACAGCTTCTCAAACTGTTTTGCAACCAGGAAGCAGCGGAGGACTTGGGGTCAACGGAGATTTAATAACTGCCGGATATCCTGGAAATCCTGGGTTAACTATTTTAGGAACTGTTTCCTCTGGAAACGGTGGGAGCACTGTTTATGGTGCTGGTGGGGTAGGAATTGCTTCGGCTGCTGCTGCTGGAAATAATGGTTCTGGGTATGGTGGGGCTGGCAGTGGAGCTACTGCAACAACCCCAGGAAGGGCCGGTGGCACTGGATCTGGTGGTGTTTTAATTGTTTGGGAATTTGAATAAAAAATATAAGGACATAAAATGGGTATTATTTCATCTACATTTGGACTTCTTGGGCAAGATGGTGTTACTCCTAGAAGAGTTCAATTAGTCACAACAGATAATTTAGCAACAGTTACAACGGCTGGATATCTTACAGAACAAGGTATTAATCCAAACTTTATTTATTCTACTGATATATTTGATGCAATTATAAGCTACAACGTTAATACAACAGTTGGAACTTATATTGAATTACTCCCAACCATTGTTAATGGAGTAATAACATTATCAGCCGCATCATCAACAATAGTTCTTCCAACAATAGCTAATCACATTGCGACTTATACTAATACTTCTGGTGGTTTATCAGAAGATCCAACAACAGCAATTAGCGGTGGAAATATTCAGGCTGGATTGTCAGGAACAGCAGGTGCATTGATTAGCTTTCCAACTACTGCAGCAAGAGGAAGTTTACATTTAACAGCTGTTGCCAATGCTGGAAATACAATTACAACAATATCTAATGCGGCTATGGGTCAAGCATCGACTATATCCATTCCCGATCCAGGCGTTTCTACATCTAACTTTATTATTTCTAATAGTGCTGGAACCCAACACATAGCGACAGGAAGTTTAGAAACTGATGTAGGTAATTTGATAGCTGGTTCTTCTGGTAATGCTGGAACTGTTTCATCATTCCCAGCCACAGCAGCAAGAGGATCGTTAATTTTAGCTGCAGTAAATAATACGGGCAATACAACGACTACTTTGTCTAATGCTGCAATGGCTCAAGCTTCGGTTATTTCAATTCCAGATCCAGGTTCAGCAACAGCTAATTTTCTATTAAATTCAGGTACAAATACAATGGCTGCTGGAAGCAGCATCGTATTTGCTAAAGTAAATGGAAATGAAGCTGCAAATGCTGTTACAGCCAGTGGTTCAGCAGGCGTAATCACTACGTCTTCTCTTACTACAGTAGGGGGATCATCCTACGCCATTACATGGACAAATACTTTCATTAGTGCAACTAGTGTTATTTTGTTAACTATAATGGGTGGTACAAATACAACTAAAAATATAACACTGACAGCAACAGCAGGTAGTGGAAGCTCTACATTAACTATTTACAATAATACTGCTGCAACCTCTCTTAACGGAACTATATTGATAGGATATCATGTAATATAATTATAATTTTTAACATTATCAGTCGGTTACAATTTGTGACCGACTGATAATTTATCAATTAGAAATGTTAATTGTATATTTAAACAGAACCATAACAGTTAATGGGTGAATTCATTGAAACAGATTCCCATAGCTCGTATAAATTAATCTTTATTTGCTGTTTTAATTCAGTAATCTGTTTTTGCAATAATTCTACTGAGTTTTCTAATTCAATAATTTTATTTTTATCAACTTGCGTCATATTGACCTCATTAATTATCAAAAAAACGCAGTATGGTATATTTTAATCATATTTGGCAAGAATTTTTTTATTGAATTGATTTATTGATTATATATAATGATCTTTATGCCAGAAGCTTTAAACCCGCGAAAGTTTAGATTTCTGCCCTCTTCTGGCATTAGTTTAAATATATTCTGGCTTCACGTCGTTAATTTGTTTTATTTTATTTTTTTCTAAAGCATCAATATATTCTTTAAATACAAAAATATCATTTTGTCCTCATTGGACTAGTGTGTACGTAGACCCTGTTTTTGGACAATATTAGTTCCCACTTCAATAATGTAGTTTTCATTTAATTCAGCAATTATCTAACGTTGACTACATTAACTACATTTATTTTCTTAGGTCTGATTATGTCGATAATCAGGCTTAGTGTTTAATATTTAACCTAAGGCATTGATTACTATTTATAAATTAAATTTTTAAATTTATAATATGTGTATGAATTAGTAAAACGGATGAAATAATGAATTCATATGAAAATCGCAAAAGACTAGAACAAATGGCAACAATCATTTCTGGAATAGAACCTATAACAGATTATGAATATTGCATCTTATCCTATTTAAAAATAAGCAAAGGAAAAACCATTCAATGCAGAAAAAAATTATTTAGGACAAATAAGAAAATTATATGAGCTACGAGATAACAGGAAAAAGACATATGGGGTCTTGCATGAAAAAAAAGCAAGATCTAATAAACGAATGGAAATTAAAATCTCGTAGAAAAATAATGCCTGGTTTTCCAGTAGAAAAACCTTTTAATACGAGAGAAGAGATGGAGGCTTATCTTAACTCTGATAAATTATTATGCTTGTTATGTGGGAAGTCTTATAAATCACTATGCGCTCATCTACTTGTTCATGGAACTAATGCCGACCAATATAAAGAAAAATACGGTCTTCCTTGGGGCTGTGGACTTACTTGTACATCTACAAAAGAAATGAATATAAGGCATGGGAAAAAATTAGTTGCAGAAGGAATTTTTACGCCGCCTTCTCGCGAAAAACTTAAAGTTATAATGAAAAACAGAGCCAAACAAAGAAAAAAACCTAAATTTATAATTGAAGAATGCAAAGCCAGAATATCATCAAGAAAACATTTAAAGGTATTTTTAGATGTTGATTATTTTAAAATTTTAGAATTAGCAGAAAAAAATAGATGTCATCCCACTGATATTTGCAGAAAAAATAAAAAAAATGTACCAGGAATTTCAATGCTTCATGCTTATAAAAAAAATAATTTTGATTATAAAAAAAAATATAATCAAATAATTAATTCTTTGCCTAAAGAAATAAAAATCAAACATGGCCTTCGCGGGAATAAATATGAAGAACAGATAAAAAAATTGAAGAAAGAATATAAAACAAATGCAGAAATAGCATCTATTTTAGGTGTTCATGAAATAACAATAGAAAAATATAATAAAAAATATGGAATAAAAAAACCTAATCCAATAACTTGCAAAAGTGGTTTGCATCCATATCCTGGATTAAAAAAAAGATGCCAACCATGCGGAACTATCGCTTCTAGAAAATATAATGGAACAATGGACAAAGATATTTCAAAAAATATTATTATAGACAGATGTTGTTCTGATTGCGGAGTGACGACTCAAGTAAAAAGAATTTATGGAATAATTAAGCCTAGTTACTGCAAATCATGTAAGAAAAAAAGACTTTATGATTCACAGCGAAAATATTCCAAAAAAAGATTATCATTAAAAAATAAAGTTATTTAGTTTTATGATAATAATTCTTAATAGGCAATGAATTTACCCATAAAAAAACTTTTCTTTGTCTATTAATATTTTTCTTCCAAATCTTTTTATTGCTCCACTTTCTTCTAATCCATTTTCATGGCGTTTGAATATCATGTTTCGTAAAGATCCTTCTGTAAAAAGATTTTGTTCATCTGTAAATTGTTTAAACGTATATAGGTTTTCCATTAGTAAATCCTATTTGTTGTCATTAGATGTTAAAATAGTGTTTTATTGTGTGTTTAATTTTGTTTTTGAATTTCATTCAATTTACTAATATGCTCTTTTATATTTCCTTTAACTTTCTTATAGTAATTGTTTATAAAGTCATTCATTGAATTAGATTCATTCATTTTAAATGTAATGGCTAGATTAGCTATAATATGAACATTAACCATTGCCAAATAAGATTGAATTATATCGGTAACATTATAATCATTAGTATTTTCTGTGTATTCACTTAAATATTTATTAAATAAATCTATAGTTTCAGTAAACATATTTAGTGTGCATTCCTTTTTTATTTGCTCTGCCATTTGTTAATTCCCAATCTATTTAATTAAAGAAATTTTATCATCAAAAAACAACACCCATCTTTTGCCAATTTTTGGAATATCTATTAATTTAGGTATGTATTTGCCTTTAATGTCTTCAATATTAATACCATAAGTTTGTACAAATCCACCTAATGAAAATTGAATTGATTTTTCATTTATCTTGTATGAAAATTCAGATTTTTTATCTAAGAACTCAAATACAATTGCATTCATTTTTCTGGAAAAAAATAAATTGCAATGAGTTTTATTTAATAATTCATTCTTTGCAATTTCTTTAAAGCATTTATTAAATAGCATATTTTTTGTTTTTATTATACTGACATATGGCGTGATAGATTTTGAATTTATTTTTAAAAACTTTTCTAAATCTGAGAAATCAAAAGTTGATAATGCAGGCTTAACATTGTTCATTTATTACCCCTTTGTAAAAAGAACATGCATTATACATATTTTTATTAAAAATAAAAAAGTAGAAAACATTTCTTGATTGTAAAATAGTTTTTGATATTCTGTGCGTCCGTACAGAAAAAGGAAATAATATGAAAAAAATAGTAACGGGAATATCATTTACACTTTTAGCTTTTTCAAGTCATGCAGGATTACTTAGCTTGACTCATGGAAGTATTGCTAATTGCAATGGTCTTAATCAAACAGTCTCCTGGTATAAAAACCATCCTTTTTGGGCTGAATTAAGATCTAATCATAATCCAGCCGGAAATATGGATCATGACGCTTATTACACTCATACCATTACAGCTCCAAAGATTAATTCTGACAAGATAGCTTTAGGTCATACCATTGTTGAAGATCCAGATATGGGAAATTATTCCCTTTTAGGAACTCATATTGTTTATGAAAAAAACAAAGTGAAAGCAACATTATTAACCGGCGCTAGAGACTGCTCAGAATATGATGGATGGAATAAATAATATGAAAAAAGTAATAATTTTAAGTTCTTTGTTAGCAACGAATATCTATGCAAACAATTCTTATGATGCTAAAGAAGAGTTAATAAAAGAAGGCTTTAATGTTGATTCCGCAGTAACTCTTGTGCATTCTAAGGAATTAAATTTACCTAAAGAACTACAAACTGATCCAAACTTACATAATAGAGTTTTTAAAACAAGTGATATAGACCAAAAACCAAATCCAAAAATTTCAGAATTATTTGCAATAGATAAAATGAAATCAATTTCATTGGAAAAAAATCCAAATCCTTTATTTACTGGATTAAGAAATCAATTAAATAATCTTCATATGGCATACAAATTTAAACCTGTACCGGCTAATTTGGCAACTAAATTAATCGGTTTTGCAGCTTCAGGGACTTACAACAACGGATGGAGTGGCGCATCAGAATTTTTTGTTAACAATCAAGTTGGAACATGTTCTTACACAGAATCTAACTTAAAAGTTATGCAAGAATATGAAAAAATAGATAAAGATGTAGTTACTTATGATGTAAATAATAAAGTAACTGTAATAGAACAAGAAGGTAATAAAAATTATGGATATTTATATAAAATACATTGGGCTGATGACAATTATTTTCGTGATTTAGAATGCGCTACAACTTCTATATCTAATGATATAAGAGAAAAAATTATTGATCTAGCAAAACAAATCGATAATCAATAATAAAAATTTAGGGTTTTGTTCTTTGTACCTTTTTTAACATAAAACAAAGATCTATTTTCTATTGTAAAAATAATTACATAATCATAAACTTAAATGGCCAGGACGGCTTTTTTATTTTATGATTATTTATATCATATATCTTCCTTTTATGCCGTTCTGTCACTAAAAAGTGGATTATGGACGATCGATTTAATTATGCAGTAAATGTAGTACTTCATCATGAAGGCGGATTTTCAGATGATTCCAAAGATTCTGGCGGACCAACTCATTTTGGAATTACGCCTAAATTTCTTTTAGACATAAATTATTGTACGACGCTAGAAAATTGTCAGTACAAAATATTATGTTTAGATATAGACGAAGCAAAATCAATTTATAAACAATACTTTTGGGATAAATACCATTACGATTTATTTGAGTCGTTAGAAATTGCAACAAAAGTTTTTGATATGAGTGTAAATATGGGTGCATTAGAAGCTCATAAATTATTTCAACGTGCCATTAATACAATTTCATATAGACGGTTATTAGTCGATGGAATATTAGGTATTAGAACAATACATACAGCAAATAATTTACCAGCAAGCTATCTTCATGATGAGCTTCGAGATCAAAGCAAAATGTTTTATGATGAATTAACGCTTAAAAATCCAAATGACAAACGATTTTTAAAAGGATGGGAAATGCGAGCCTCTTGGTAACTAATTGCTAAGTTGGACTTATGCAAAAAATACTAACTGAAAACATTTAATCATATTAACAACAAATAGATTATAAAATAATAAGGTCAAGGATGACCAAAGAAAGTTTTGAGCAAATAGCTGTAATTGACTGGCTTAAGCTTCAATATCCTGATATATATAAATGTACGTTTCACATTCCTAATGAACGAAAATGTACGCCAGCATATGGAAAAATATTGAAACGAATGGGAGTAAAAGCCGGTGTAAGTGATTTATTTATCGCTCATCCTATCAGTAATTATTCTGGTTTATTTATCGAAATAAAAACATTGACTGGAAAATTGACCACATACCAATCAAATTTTATAAATCTTATGAATTCCAAAGGCTACTATGCATGTGTAACCTTTGGATTTTATGATACTATTAAAATTATAAAATGGTATGTTACTTTATAGTATAGTTAATTAAGCAGCTCTATTAATCAATTCAATAAATCGCTTTGCTTGCCCTATATTCATATCTTCTATTGTTTTTACTTCAAAATAATTCATTGCTTTTGACATTCTATCTGTGTCAAATGGCTTTTCAGACAACAATTTTGATATTTCATCTAACAAATCATGAGTTATCGGATTTGAAGCATTTGGATCGAGAACTTTATTCTTTTGCTTTCCAATTTCGACCATTGAATCGGATTCATCGCTGTCTGTTGTTTTAATTTCAGTCTGGATATCTTGTAATTCAATATTTGTTTCATGATCGATGATATTATCATAACTAACTTCCTTTTTATTTAATAATTCATTCACTTTAGAGACTGCCCTAGAAACTGGCTTGCTGTCAATAGTCATGCTTACTTTGTGGTCGGAAATATCATTTTCTTCCCATTTCTCATATTCACTATATGTGCCTTGGAATAGCTCTTGAAAAGCTAATTTTAGTGTTTGAGCTTCAGCAACTTTTTTAATCATTGTGGAAGGCTTTCCAGCCCAGACACTTTTTTTAGTATCGTATTCTTTTATATCTAAAACGTTATATACATAACGCGATGAATCTTTTCTTTTAACAATACAATAAGCGCCTAATAATGTGCCTCTGTTTATCATTCCGTATTTATGATAAATTTCACCATTAATGACGCTAAAATCATCATTACTGTAAATTGATTCTGAATAATGATAATCATACATTGGATGTCGTTGTGCGCATTTTCTATAACCATCTCGTCCAATAAATATATTTGGGCTTCCTTTTTCATCATATTTTATAGCCCATATTTCTTTAAGAAATGGATTTAAATTAGTGGCTTTTCCCATTTCGACAAATATTTTAAATTCTAATGACGTTAATTTTGGTGCAAATAATGCTTTTATCTCCATTAAGCTATCATTGTCTTCCCATATATTTAATGAATTTGATATTGTAGATATTATTTCTGTGTTCATTCTTTCTCCTCAAACTTAGTAAAACCTGGCACTGTTAAATATTGTGTTTCATAACCTGGCCATTCATTTTTGTCCATGCATTCTTTAAGTTTTTTTAATAATCTTTTAAATTCTTTTACACCATATTCAATTGCGTCTATATCCATTATATAAACTGCAACTGGATATGGTTTCTTTTTTTCTAATACAATTATTAAAAACTCATCAAAATCCATTCCTTTTACATTTCTAAAAGCTTCTAAAGTCATCCCAGCCTGTAAATAGTATCCATATTTAAAACATGACATTTTAAAAGCATGAATTGAGGCGTCTTCTGTTGTTTTTAAATCAATGACAAAATTGTTATCGAATCCGTCTGGACGAACTTTGCAGTCAATCCCTGTTTCCTTATCAGTCCAATATAATGACTTTTCTATATTTAATTGCATCATTAATTGTGATGCCTGAATATGATTTTTAATTGAATGTTCATATGCGCATATTTCTTCAAAATCATCTTCTTGTATCAATATTTTATCTGGATTTAATAATGCTAAATTAGCGTATATTTCTTTATTTTTAGCAATTCTTTTATCTAATTTAGGAATTATTAAATATTCGTCATAAAATTTATTTTTTTCTAATATGTATTTATGTGTTGCAGATCCAATTTTCATTGCTTCTGTAGGCTCTGGCTTAATGTATAAAGGATTTAAATATTCATACCAATAATGTTGAGGTGATTTATTTAATCTCATTAACTGGCTTCGTGATACTCCATTGCTGCTATGGTATTCATCATTAGAAATATCATATATACCTGTTGGATAGCTTTTCATATAGGTTTAATCTCCGCTTTTATTTTTGTCATTCATAATATGAATTTCATGCTGAATATTAGATATTATTTTATTTAAATCCATTATTTCTTTTGAATATTTTAATATATATTGTAATGTGCAATCTTTAATTCTTAGATTACGTATATAATATCTTTCTAATAATTTTTTTGATGCGATTAATGATATAAAGACTCCACATAGTCCACCAATAAATCCACACATCAAAAAATTAAATTGCAACCATGAAATTTCCACCATTTAAACTTCCCTATAAAAACAGTTAATATAATTATACGTTAATAATTCTTGCGGTCAATATTTTTTTACGTATAATGTGTGTTATTGATTGATTATAGTCATTGTTATAAATAAATTTTTTTAAAAATTAAAAGAGGATCAAATGACGCTTGAAGAGGCTTTAAATGAGTTTGACGGGGTTGGTTATCGTTTGGCTGTGGCTCTAAATGTATCCAAGCAATGCGTTTCTGTTTGGAAGAAAAACAGAAAAATTCCTTACTCTCAACAAATTAAATTAGAACATTATACTCAAGGAAGACTTAAGGCGGACAATTATTTTGAAACGGAGGGAAGAATTCAGCAACAAAAATTAAAAGAAATGGCAAAGCGGAAAATCAATAAGATTAAACAGGAGTATGACTTATGAGCTTTTTAAAGGTTTTAGATTTTAATGTTTTTATTTTGTAGTAAGATTGTAAAAGTTTAGCGGCTTGCAGGCTTCCTGCCTTTTGCCATTTAAACCAGGTGTGAATGTAACTTTAGACGGAAACCATTCACTTTTAGGTTGTAATAAATATCTACTAGTTCCATCAAATAAAAAATTACAACTTTTTACGCACTTCATTTTGAAGTGTTATAACATGCAGGAAAATTATAACATGAATACTCTAAAAGAAAACAACTCATCTTCTTTAATCAAAAAAAATTACAATCCTAAAGCTCATTCACCTGCTGTTTATATTCCCTGTTGGTTGATTCAGGTTCCTACGCAATTTCTAACTTATGGCGCAAAACTACTTTATGGACGGCTTTCACAATGGAGCAATTCTAAAGGGCAGGTTTATCGTTCTGTAGATAATTTATGTAAAGAGTTAGGCATGAGCAGAAGCCCTGTTGAACGATTTTTAAAAGAGCTTAGAGATTGTGAATTAATTGGAACTTACCAACCAGTTAAAGGCGGCGTGAATCATTTTCAATTTTACGATCATCCATGGATGCATGAAGATCTAAATGAGGAATTAGAATACAAATCCGACCCTCCGCCATGTGTTTCTATACCCCCCACCTATCCGGGTGGTACCCCCCACCTAGATAGGTGTGACCCCCCACCTACCCAGGTGGACATAAATATAAAAGAAATAAAAAGAAATAATTTATATAAAGAAATATATAAAGAAAAATCTGATGAAGCCTTGTCTTCGAACAAAAAAACAACAAAGGCTTCGCCTTCTTCTGTGTCTAAAAAAGTTTTATCTCTCTCTCAGTTGTTAGAAGATAATCCTCATAATCTGGATGAGGAATTGATTGAAGATTGGATTGAAGTAAGGAAGAACAAAAAAGCAGCCATTACCAGAACCGCATGGAAGGGCATTAACAACGAGTTATCAAAATGCAAGGTTAATCCTATAGAGGCCTTTAAAGAGGCCGTAGAGCGTGGTTGGACTTCGTTTAAAAGCGAATGGCTAGAGAATAAGAAAGATTCAAACTATGAGAAAACGAGATATCAGACTTGGGATGAAATAACAGAAGGAAAAACTTTTGATTTTTCAGGAGAGCTTTATGAATAGGGCTTCTGATTTGTTAAATATAGCTAATCTTTCTGTTGCTAAAGAAAAACAAGAAAATAGATTTCTTTTAGACTCAAGAGCTGTTCAGCTTGTGGATTATGTTTTTGCACAATTTTCTTTGCATTGTCGAGGTTATGATTCTTTTTTTAAGGATAAAACGCGCCTACGAGCTGAGAAGACAGTTTGGTATCGATCGTTTACAACGAATAATATTTTTTTATTGTCTCAAGTAAAATTTGGGTTAAAAAAGCTTGATAGTTACGCCTATCCTAATCCACCTCAACTTGGAGAGTTTAAAAAATGGTGTTGTCCTACACTTGAAGAGTTAGGAATTCCTAGCATTGATTATGCCTATTCTGAAGCCTGTAAAAATTCTTACCCTTACGAAGATAAAAAAACTTGGAGTCATCCAATTGTTTATCATGCTTGGTCTATGACTGGTTCTCATGAGCTTAATACGCTATCTAAAGCGAGTTCTTTTCCTATTTTTTCTAGAAATTATGATATTGCCTCTAGAATGATAATGAACGGAGAAGGATTGAAAGACATACCAAAGGCATTAACTTCTAATGCTAAAGAAGCAAAGCCTGAGATTGATGACTTTTATAAGCCTATGAATTCAATTGATTCAGCCATGAGCTTTATGAAGTCAATTTTAAAAAAATAAGCATAATAAAAATAAAGGGATAGATATGCTTAGAAATTGGTATTACAAAGATTTTAAAAACTATGTAAAAAGCCAAGGATTTGAATTATTAAAAGAAGATTATAAGTTTATTCAAAATGTAATCTATCATATGCCTGAAAACGAACAGAAACGAGTTTTACGGAATTATTGTCACATATGGAATACAGAGATGGCTTTAGAGGAGAAAATCGCCTTAAAACAGAATGTAGCTCGTTTTAAGGCCAACAGTTATTTAAGAGAAAAAATAAATAACTTTAAAGTTTAATTAATTTAAATTTTTGGTTGTATTTTGACTTAATTTCAATTCATTTTCTAATAACTGAGAAAATTTATTGATTGAACAAGTTGCCGAATAAAAAAAATTTGAAATATCTGTAAACATTTCATCGTTGTCAAAATCGTCTTTATTTTTTATATAAATTAATGGATTAAGTAATTCATCCATTTTATTTGTAATAAACTCTTTTTTTTCCAATATAGATTTAATAATTTTTACCTTTTCATTTTTTGTCATTGCTTAATCCCTAATTAATGATATTCTTTTTAAGACTGTTTTATAGGTTTAACAGTTATCCCTGGCTGTAAGCGCAGCAGTTACCACAATTAATTGCTGCGCTCTAATTTATAAAAGATTATGGGTAGCTTTTAATATTTTTTTACAATTTATGCGAAGTCTTTCTATATCAGATCTATTTAAAGATTGCATGTATTCATAATCATCGTGAACTTTTGCATAAAAGGTAAAATCCCAATATTTACTATCTTTTAAAACTTCAAAATTAACATCAGTCTCAGCGAGATCGGTTATATTCATTATTCGACCCATCCGTCGTCTGATTCGTAATAATCAAAATCCTTTTCTGGATCATCAAAATCAGAAAAATGTTCGTCTCCGTGCCATCCATCCATAAGGCCAAATTTGTAATCATTTGTCATTTGCATACTCCTTATGCCCAAACAAATTTACAAATTACTATTCATGAGTTAGTATTCGAAAAAATTTGCTTAGGCAAGTTTGGCATAGCACTTTCTGTCTTGTCGGCCTAAGAGTGCTATGCGTGTTTTAATGTAATTTATTCATGAATTTTGTGGAGTTCATGAATCTTTGTATTCATATAGGTTATCAATGTATTCAAAGATTTATAAATAACTGAATCGGTGTTGTCGCATATATCTCTTATATCGTTAATAGATTCATGTACCACGCCTATAAAATAATATAATTCTTTTTTCTCTGTTTCTTTCCTGTCCGTTTTATTATTTAGATCCATTGTATTCTCCTTTTTTACAAATAATATTTATTATTACGTACTGTAATAAACGTGTACGCAATAAAATTATTATACGTAAAATATATTATACGTCAACATATATTTACGTGTATAACAAAATAATTATTAAGCACATTGATAATAAAATATATTTTACGTATTATTGATTTAAGCTAACTAAGGATAGTTATTATGGCTGGAGAATGCCCGACATGCATGGGTTGTAGGAGATTGATAGGATTTGGCGGAATTTATCAAGACTGCTATACCTGTGTATCGCCTAAAAAAACATCCGAATCAACAATAACCAGCGCTGAAAACTTCTCTAATCAATTTGAATCAATAAAAAAAGTTGGAAGACCTAAAAAGGTAAATCATGACAATTGATAAGCCTAAAAATCCTGGTGGAAGACCTACTACATACAATGAACAAATTGCTACTGATATTTGTAACGCAATTGCCGCAACAAACTGTGGTTTAGAAACCATTTGCAAAATACATCCTAAATTTCCAAATGCTCGCGCTGTGTACGAATGGCTAAATAAATACCCAGAGTTCGCGCAGAAATATGCGGAAGCAAAAAAAAATCAAATAGAAGTATTTATAAATGATATTAATGATTTAGCAAATGAGCCTCATGATTTTATTGATGAAAAGGGACAAAGGCGAATTGATGCCTCCGTATTGAGATCTAAAATTGATTCGCGTAAATGGATGGCATCTAAACTTGTTCCAAAGTTATACGGCGAAAAAATGCATAATGAAACCACTGTTATTATAAAACATGAAGATGCTTTAAAAGAATTGGAATAATTTAAAATTAAACAAGGAAACATGCAATGGAATTTGCTGATTGTTCGTCTTTTGATTTAGATGCTTTTGATGAAGATATTAAGACAGGCGTTGTTAAGGATAATAATGACGATGAAAATACTTCTATAGATGACTGGAAGCCTCGTAAAAAATACAAAGGTCTTTGTATGTCAGAGTGGCGAGAACTTCAAAATAATGGAGATTTCGACAGAAATCCATCCCTTGATGACCTTAGAAAAATAAAATCTCACCTTAATAAAAATTGTCCAGATGCAGACATTTTAAAAATGTATGGAATAAATGCTGAAACACTTATTGCTATAAAAAGAAATTATTTTTGTCCAGTTGATGGAATTAAAAATGATTTTGAAACTAAGTTTTTTAATAAATACAAATATCTGGAAGAAAGCATTAGAAAAATAAAGAATTCCCTTGATTTTTTAGGCGATCATATTTTTGAAGACGAAAAAATACGAAAGAATTTTAGAAAAAAGGCAGGGATTATTTATAGAAGCCCAGAAAAAGACAAGGCAGAAACAATAGAGTCTGATGATATTAAATGAATTAATTATCAAATAACTAAAAGGAGAGTTGGTAAATGATTGATGCGTATATAACTATTTTAAGTCTTATTTCATTAACATCAATAACTGCTATTTTTGTCGGTATAGCCTTGAAACTTTTAAGTGCGAAGTCTAAAAAATGATATTTATATATAAAAAAAAATTAAATGAAATTATAAATTCTGTTGTTAACATTAAAATGTCTTTTATTTCTAATGCAGTTGATAAATTTAATAAAGATTTGTCGGACTTTAACGTTAATTTATTAGAAAGAATTAATAATCAAGATAAAAAATTAAAATATTTGGAAGAAGAATTAGAGAGATTAAGTAAACTTACTGATGACATGGAGTATTCCTGCGCTAATGAAATTAAATCAATCAAGGCCATCGTATCAAATAACAATTTAAAAATGTTAAATATTTTGGCGGATAAAAAAGGAAAGGAAAAGGAAAAGAAAAAAACATGAAATGGTATAGCGTTAAGAAATATATACCGGTTGTTGGCCATGTATTAGTGCATATTGTTAGAAAAAAAGACAATGATTCAGTAATTTGCAATGCTCGTTATCATTCTAACGAAGAAGATGGCTGTAAATTTGAACCAACTTGTTACATTGATGAAATAGCGCTTGGAGAAAGTGAAATAACTCACTTTTGTATGCCCGATCCTGTTGAAATAGAGGATGAAAATAAAGGATGGCAGGATGACGCCCGAAGAAAAAAAGATAAGACAAAAGCTAAAGGATGATTTTCCACACTATGCAAGGAAATGTCTTAAGATAAGAAGTGAATCTGGAAGTATTGTAAATTTTGATCTAAATACAGCACAAAAATACATACATAGCAGATTAGAAGCACAAAAGGAAAGCACAGGATTCGTGCGAGCAGTTGTGCTTAAGGGAAGGCAGCAAGGATGCTCTACTTATGTAGGAGCAAGGTTTTACCATAGAGTGACGCACAATCGAGGCATACAAGCGTTTATATTAACGCATGCACTTGATGCAACACAGAATCTATACAAGATGGCGCAACGTTATTATGAAAACACGCCAAATTTGGTAAGGCCTGAAGTAACTACTTCGAACGCAAAAGAGCTGGTTTTTGGTTCTTTAGATAGTGGTTACAAGCTTGGAACTGCTGAAAACAAGGCAGTAGGTCGCTCATCGACTATACAGTTATTGCATGGGTCAGAAGTGGCTTTCTGGTCAAATGCAGATGAGCATGCAAAAGGAATCATGCAAGCAGTTCCAGGGCTCCCTGGAACTGAAATAATACTAGAATCGACCGCGAACGGTGTTGGCAATTATTACCATCAAGCATGGCAAAAGGCTGAGGCGGGACAATCAGAATTTATTGCCGTCTTTGTTCCTTGGTTTTGGCAAGATAAATATAAAAAAACCTGCTTAGATGGATTCATCACAACATTGGATGAAGATGACATTAAACGCCAATACGGATTATCAAATGAACAATTAAACTGGCGTCGTTTTAAAATAGCTGAGCTTTCTGTTAATGGGCTTAATGGAGAGAAAGCATTTAAGCAAGAATACCCCAACAATCCTACAGAAGCTTTTCAAATAACAGGTGAAGACAGCTTTATCGAAGCTGACTTTGTTATGAAGTCTCGAAAAACAAATGCTCAACAATATGGCCATCTTTATATAGGCGTTGACCCTGCGCGTTATGGAGACGATAGAACGTCCATCATAAGGAGAAAAGGACGTGTTGCGTACAATCTACAATCTTACGTAAAGCGCGACGTTATGGAAGTGACAGGACTTGTTAATCGCATTATACAAGAAGAAAGGCCCGATAAGGTGTTTGTCGATGTAGGCGGCCTAGGCGCAGGGGTCGTTGATAGGTTAAGTGAATTAGGTTACAAACATCTTGTTGTTCCGGTAAATTTCGGCAGCAAACCATTAAACGCAGAACGATACCTTAATAAACGCGCTGAAATGTGGGGAGAAATGAAGCAATGGCTGATGGATGAGCCTAGTCAAATACCTGATAGCGACTCTCTGCATGCTGATTTATGTAATGTTAAATATAAATTTGATTCAAACACCCGTTTGCAAATGGAATCTAAAGAGGATATGAAAAAAAGAGGCATCCGTTCAAGTGATGAAGCAGATGCTCTTGCGTTAACTTTTGCATATCCTGCAAAATTAAGCCAAATAGATAGTAAATCAAACGAAATTGCTGCTAAAATTATGAAAACTCAGGATGAGTTCTTTAAGACCAAGGAAAGTCTATACCATGGCTCTAATTATTAAGTCAGCGCAGCCAAATCTTGCGCGTATAAAAGAAAATATATCTAAGTCATATCTTTATTTTCATGAAAACTCAAGACGATATCGTGAATTTAGAAAATATTGCTTTGAAACAACTGTTAACCAACAACAAAAAGCACTTCTTCATAAAGCGCACAAGCCTGTCGTAGAATTTAATATTGTTGAGAGCTATGTATCACGGCTTTTAGGTGAATTTGCAAAACATGAGCCTTCAATAGAAGTTTCACCTGCCGAAGGCGTCCCAGTAAACCATCAAGTCATCGATACTGTGGAAGGTCATATAAGACATATTATCTATCAAGCAAATAAAGAAAACTTTTCATACGAAATATACAAAGATTTATTAACTGGCGGATTTTCAGTCGCAAAAGTTTATACCGATTTTGCAAGTCCCATGTCAATGGAACAAAACATTTATTTAAAAAGAGTCTTTGACCCAACGTTATGTGGGTTTGACCCAATGGCTAGAAATTCTGATAAAAGTGATGGCAAATGGTCATTTGAAATATTCCCGATGACTATTGAAGATTTTACAGACCAGCATCCAGATGTAAAAATTAGCAACATATCATACTCAAAAGAAATTGAAGGATTTAATTGGTCATATAAAGACTCTAAAGAGCAAAAGATTGTTCTTGTAGCTGATTATTACGAAAAGAAAAAGCGCCGCGTAAAAATTATGAAGCTTGCTAATGGAAAAGTAATAACAGAAAAAAATTACAAAAAGATGCAACAATACTGGGAAGATGAACAAGTTATAGAACAATTTCCTGTCGTTGTTGGCAAGCCTCGTTGGACTGAATTAGAGACGGTGTGTCGATACAAAATCATTGAATCACAAATTATAAGTTATGAAGAAACAGACTATTCGTATCTTCCACATATATTTTTTGATGGTAACTCCGTTGTTCTTACCAATGATAATTCAAACACAACTTTCCTAATGACGCGCCCTTATATATATAATGCAAAAGGCGCCCAAGATTTAAAGAACTTCGCTGGTCAATGCCTGGCTAACTATCTTGAAAACATGAATATGTCTAAATTCATCATCAAGAAAGAATCAATCCCTCAAGAAGACGATTATTTAAAAGCACTAGCTAATCCTCAGATAGCTTCAACTATAGTTGTAAATGCTTATAGCGAAAACAATCCAGATAAACCAATACCAGACCCTATCCGAGAAGTGCAAAACCCACCCGCACCTCCAGAAATAATGAATGCCTTTCAAATGACAGAAGCCACAACTCAATCAATTCTTGGATCTTACGCTTCAAATCTTGGGAAAAATGACAATGACCTTTCAGGGAAAGCGGTTATTGAAAGTGCGTCTGTGGGTAATTCAGCATCTATGCCCTATGTTGTTGGTTATCTCCAATCACTGGCTCATGTGGCTAATGTTATCGTTGATTTAATGCCCAAGTACCTATTAGGTCAAAGAACTATTTCAATAGTGAACATGAAGGGTGAAAAGTCATCTCAAAAAATAAATCAAGAAGGTCAGCCGTATTTAGATTACGAAGAGCGTGCAATTTACGTCAACATTGAACCAGGTGTTAACTTTCAAGTTCAAAAAAACCAAGCATTAACACAAATTATTGCATTGATGGGCGTGTCAGAAGAATTCAACAAATTTATGAACAGCCCTCAAGGCTTGCCAATATTAGTCAAGAATCTAACAGTGCACGGAGCAGATGAATTAGAAGAAGCAATACCACAATGGTTAGAGCAACAACAGCAGCAGCAACAACAGCAGGTACAAATGGCTCAACAAATGGCAATGCAGCAACCACAAATGATAAGAGCTCAGGCTGAAATACAAAAAGTACAGCATTCAATAGAACAAGACCAAATAAATAACCAGTTTGAAATTGCAAGATTAGCCATAGACAAAGAATTAGCTGATTCAGAAATTTTAACTGCTGAATCAAAGGTAACGCAAGCTCAAATTGATAGCTCCGTGCGTTTAGAAGAGGCCCAGACATCAGAAGTTAATCATGCACTTGAAACAGCAGCAAAACTTGCAGAAATAAAAGACAGAGAACATTCTCGTGAAATGGATCATCACAACAGCATTAGAGATTCTGTAAAATTACATCATGAAATAAATAAAAAAACTAAATAAGGATATTACTATTATGAAATACACTCCAACATTAAAGGATTTTGAACAGCCAGGAGGATGTGAGAAATTAGAAAGAGATGGATTTACAAAGGAACAAATTCATAAATCACTTTATAATTTAACAGATGGCGCATCTCAACAATATAGAACAAAGATTATGGAAAATCTTTATAAGAGAGACAAATAGAAAAAAAGGATTTTGTGATGGCTAACAGAAATAAAATTAACCAAAAAATGAATCCAAATTTTACCAAAAGATTAGCTGATGCAATGTATACGAATAATAAAAAAGCAAAACGTAATTTAAACAAAGAAAAATTACAAAGAAAATTAACAAACGAGGACATTTATAATGTTGGAAAAGTTTATTTCAGAGCATTTGATTAAAATGATTGAATATCATTTGCCTTTGGAAGATCCTGAAATACATCTATCATTATTAAATAATGTTTATGATATAAGTGAAGATTATATAAAAATGAAAATACAAGAAAACATTCTAAACAGGATATAAATCATGAGTGAACTTACTTCCAATAAAAGAAATAAAATTCCTAAAAAGAGCTTTGGATTGCCTGGTGAAAGAAAATATCCAATTAATGATAAGAGTCATGCCATCAATGCAAAAGCAAGGGCAACTCAGATGGTAAGAAAAGGAAAGCTTTCTGAGGCATCAAAAGAAAAAATAGATTCGAAGGCAAATAAAGTTATTGGAAAAAAAAATAAATAAGGGGAGTAAAATGTTCGGTAATAAAGTAAGTAACTTAGGAATGAAAACCTCAACTGAAAAAGAGTTTAAAGAAAAATCAAAAGGATATTTAAAAGAGGCAAAAGAAAAGCCTAAACCTAATTGCAAAGGAACAGTCGGAAAACGCACTGGATTTTAACAAGGAGAGTAAAAATGGCAGTTATGCACCAGAAAAAAGCAGCGCATCATATGAAGAAAGCAGCAGAGCATCATGAGATGGCTAAAAAACACATGGAAGAGTCTTCAAAGCATCCGGATGTTAAAGAAGATAAAATGCTTGTTAAAAAAATGGTTAAGAAAACAAGTCTTAAATAAATGTTCTCTCGTAGCTTAATGGTAGAGCGTTGAATGTTTTTCGACAGGTTGTAGGTTCGATTCCTACCGAGAGAATCATAAATTGATTAATTGGAGTATAATAATGCCCCTGATAAAAGGGGCCAAAGCTAAAACAAAAAAAGGCTTTTCAGAGAACATAAAGCGAGAGATGGAAAGAGGAAAATCGCAAAAGCAATCGGTAGCGATAGCATATAGTGAGGCTGGCGAAAAAAATAAGAAGAAAAAGCCCAAGTATTAATGAGATTGACAAAATTTAACACCATGTAATAATGTATAAATTACGGAGCTATCCGAGGATAAAATAGTCGTGTCGTTCTAACGTTAAAGAATGAATCACGGTGACGCGATTTTAATAGTCAGGACATAAGGATTTGAACATGACTGTTGGAGAAAATGAGCCGAATCAGGACGATTTGGTGCAAGGAGAGCAAGCTCAGAAACCGATTGAGATTGAAGACGACCAACTACCTAAGTTTAATCAACGGCAGGTGTCGGATGTAGTCAAGCGAGAACGAGAAAGAGCTTATGAGAAAGGACGAAAGGAAGCACTTATGCAAATGCAACAAGACCAAGGTGCTCAAATAGCACAGCAACCGATGCAACAACCTCAACAAAATCAGGGCTTAGGTGGCATGCCACAATTGAGTCAAGAAGATGTTCAAAGGATGATTGCAGAACAAGCCCCTCAAGCACTTCAAGCACAATTTCAGCAGCTTAAACAAGACCACTTAATTAATACCTTTGTGGGCAAAATGCAAGCGGCTGAACAAAAATATCCAGGTTTAGAAGCAGAACTCAATCAGCTTAATTATAACGATCCAAGAATGCATGCGTTTATAGAGATGGCCAATACATTTGATAATACAGGCGATATTATGAAGGAAGTTATAGATAATCCTCATAAGTTAACAGCAATATTAGCAGATGTGCGTGACCAGCCTTATATAGCTCAAAAACAAATGGCATCCTTGGCAAAATCAATTAAGCAGAACGAAGACGCTAAAGCTCAAGAATCGCAAGCGCGTGATCCAATGGGTCAACTCAAATCCTCATCAACTGCATCTGTAGATGATGGTCAGATGAGTGTGAGTGACTACAGAAAAATGTTTAGGCGCTAAAACACTGATTTGACTGTCATCTCCTAATAAATGGACTTTGGAGATTTGAAATGGCTGGCTCTACACCTATTAACGTTTTGCAAACTGTACAAACGTATCAAAAAGCCGAACTGGCGTGGTTATTAAACGAATTTGTTGGCATCAATATTACTAACAAGAAATTTCGTAATTTTAATGAACTTGTTGCAAACTTAGGCGACACAGTTACTTTTGATACAACACCTCGATATATTTCATATGCTGGTCTTGTGATAACTGAGCAACCTTCTGTTCAACGCGTGCAGTCACTTATTTGTTCTCAAGCCGCTAACGTTGCAGCAGCTTATACAGACCAACAATTTATATTTAACGTTCGTGAATACATGGATAGATTTGGTATGTCTGCAATGAAAGAGCTAGGCTCAATCATTGAGGCAGACATTTTAAAGAACTTTGTATCCGGAGTTGTAATTAATGATCCACAAAATCCAAGCTTTGGCTCTCCTCAAGTTAATAGTGGCCCTTTCCGTTTTTATGGTAACGCTGTTCTACCTATTAATAGTTATACGCAATTAGCTCAAGCAGTGGCCAACTTTGAAGACTTTGGTGCTGCTAAACATGATATGTGTTCAATTTTACCTGTTGCAAACATTCCTGCAATCATTGGAACTGGTTTAAACCAATTTGCAATTAATCGTAACAATGAAGACGCCATGTCATGGGAATTAGGTCGTTTTGCAAATACAGAATGGTATCAGTCAAACTTACTGCCATTACATATTTCTGGAACTATCGGTAATACAGCTGCTCCTAATAATGTGATGACTGTCGTATCAACTAATGATCCAACCGGTCAGAATGTTACTGCTATTACATTTACTGAGCCTACTGGTGGAAGTGACGCAAATGCTATTAAAGCTGGTGATTTATTTCAGTTTAATGATGGTATTTCAGGGCAGCCAAACATGCGCTTTTTAACCTTCATAGGTCATAAGCCCACCCAACAACCTGTACAGTTTAGAGCTATAGCGGACGCTGCAACTGTTGCAGGCTCAGTTACAGTTCAAATTCAAACCATTAATGGCGTGGGTTTAGTTTGGGCTCAAAACCAAAACCAAAACTTAAATAATGCAATACAAGCTGGCATGACAGTCACACCGCTTCCTTCGCATAGGGCTGGTATTTTGATGTCTGGCGACCAGTTTTATTTGGCTATGCCTACTTTGCCTGACGAATCACCATTTACAACAGTAAATATGAGAGACCCAGACTCAGGAGCGGCTATAAGACATTATTTTGGTAGTCAATTTGGTCTCAACAATAGAGCTTACGTAAGAGACAGCATATGGGGTAGCACATTGGTTGCTGAAAACTCTATGCGCCTCGCTTTCCCTATGTAATGTCTGCCCCTTTTAAGGGGCTTATTAATTGATTATAAGGATTATTAATCATGGCAATTCCTGAAACTTACAAACAATATGGTCAGATTCCATTCTTTTATACGAATGGTCTTGGTATTAGTAATGATGCAACAACTCCATTAACAAAACTTGATGTTGCAGTAGGAACAACAATTGACTCAACAGAAACATTTCAGCTTGAGTTATTAAGCCCAGTTGTTATTAATGCTGCTGTAAATGGTCTTAATGGTCTAGATACAGGAACACTGGCTGCTTCTAAAGTGTACGCGGTATTTTTGGTTGCAGACCCAGTAACTTCTAATCTTCCAGGATGTATGCTTTCATTATCATACACACAACCATTACTCCCTTTTGGTTATAGCGCATTTAAATTAATTGGATATGTAGCGACTGATGCCGCAGTACATTTGCTTAAAGGGTATTGGACAACTGGTAATGGCTCTTATCGTCTTTTTATGTATGATGCGCCTCAGGCAACAGCGGTTACAGCTGGCGCTTCTGCAACATATGCAAACGTTGACTTAACTCCGCTTGTGCCTTTAGTAAATAACACACCTGTTTATGTTTTATCTGATTACACGCCATCAGCAGCTAGTCAGACTTTAAACTTAACTCCTGGAAATGGCACGGGAAATGCCGTATCTGTAACTTCACAGGTAACAGGCGTACATGTAACAAGTACAAGTTTAGTGATGGCTCAAACCGTAGCTATTTCTTCAGTTCCATCGCCAGTAATTAATTATAAGTTAACAACAGGTGGAGCAGTAGCAATAAGCGTTGTTGGTTATGAGTTCTTTATTTAATCGCTAAATTGCATAAGGATTTGCAATCATGGCTTATACAGCGCAGCAGTTAATTACGAGAGCGTTTTATTTATCACAAATAGTAAGTCGTGATTTGCAAACTCCAAATGCAAGTCAAATTTCAGACGGTTTATATTTATTAAACGCAATACTTGATTACAAAAGTACGGATATGCGGTTAATTCCGTACTTTACTTCTTATGAATTTAATACAGTTCCAAACCAAGAGCTTTACTTTATACCCAATCTGTTAATGATTGATACGATGACATTTAATATTGGCGTTGTCAGATATAGCATGTATGAAGCAAGTAGATTTGAATATTTTGGAACTCCGCGTGTAGATAATATTGCTAACCTTCCGTTTAGTTATCGCGCTGAACGTGTATTGGATGGCATGAATGTCTATATGTATTTTTTACCTGGTGGCATCTATCAAATAAAGATGCAAGGAAAATTTGCTCTTACAGAGGCGGCCTTAAACACTGATTTAAGCTTAACTTATGATTTTTATTATATTGAATATTTACGTTATGAATTAGCCAATTATATTTGCTCAGAATGGGGAGCAACATTTCCTGAGCAAGCTATGAAAAAGTATGAAGAAATAAGAAAAAAATTGATGGATGTAAGTCCTAAAGATTTAACTATGCGCAAGCAATCATACTTTGACACGTCATATCCAATTGACTGGCAATATGTCAATATTGGGGTTGGTTGGTTACCGTTTTAACAATTTGAACATACATATATCTATATTATGTTATAAATTGGTAATTTTTGTTAAATATTTATCGAATAATCAGGATTTATCATTTGACTAGAGAAGAAGAAATAATATTAACAACAAAATACGACTTATTGTTTGAATCAAGACTTACTAAACAAGAAACATCAAATGAGATATTAAAAGATGATATTAAATTAATAAAACGCGATTTAAGATGGATTATATGAATAATTATAGGTTTCAATAGTGCAATTATTGGATTGATAGCTAAAGGGCTACATTAATTTAATATTAATAATTAATTAAAGGAGTCTTGAAATGTTAAAAACACCACAAAATAAAAGAATAATTGAAATAAAAAATAAAGGACAAGTATTTTCAGCTCCTTATAGTTCAAAGTTTTTTGAAAAAAATAATAATATAAAAAAACCAATTCAAGAAATTAATATTCATATGAGTCACGATGATTCTTTTTATAAATAAAAATCATTGACCAAGGATGGTTAGATGCCCGCTCCATTTGCCAAAGAATCAATTCAAGATGTGCCATTAAAAATAGTGGGCGGTACGCATTATGGAAGATACCCAAAAACATCGGTTGAAGAAACATGGAATATGCTTGTTTCAGATAATACTTTAGTCGATTATGCGGGATATAAAAATGTATTAACTTTAGCAACAAATGCAGAGGGAAGAGGGCTTTATTCTTCATCCAGGGCAAATATTATGGTTGCTGTTGTAGGAAATGAAATATATAGCATCAATACAGCATTGCAACAGACAGCAATTTTAACAATAGCAACATCAATTGGCGAAGTTTACATTGCAGAAAATAACAAAAACCAAATAGCTATTACTGATGGCGTTAATATCTATGTCTATAATTACTCTACTAACACCACAACAACAGTAACGGGTGCATCTTTATCTATATCATTTGGATTTACTGTAAGCCCTGGTGCTATATATTTTCAAAATGGTCGATTTATTCTTGCATGCATTGGAACAGTCAATTGGATTTTGTCAGCATTCAACGATGGAACAACTTGGCCTAACACACCTAACTCAATAGGTCAGTTACAATCAAAACCCGACACAGTACAAGCCGCAGTTCCTTTCCCAGGACGTGGAAATCTATTATTTTTATTTGGTCATAATGTCGTTGAAGCATGGGTCGATGTGGGCGCAGCATTATTCCCCTATCAAAGGCAAAACTCATACAATATTGACTATGGATGTTTGAATCCCTCTTCTATAGCGGATTTGGGCGATACAATTGTATGGCTTGGTTCTAACGAGCAATCCGGCCCTGTAATCATGTATTCTGACGGTAATAATATTAAAGAAATATCAACAGATGGATTAGATTTCAAATTTTCACAAATTACAAATCCGACTGACTGTGTTGGTTTTTTAATGAAGTTGGACGGTCATTTATTATATCAATTTACATTTAAAACAGACAATTTAAGCTATGCTTATGACTTTGATAGCAAAATGTTTTTTACGCTTAGTGATGAAAATTTAGATTATCACATAGCAAGAAGAGTTGTATTTTTTAATAATAATTATTTCTTTGTAAGCTTTAACGATGGGAATATTTATGAATTTAGCACTACATTTACAAACTATCAATATTCTTTAACTAATATAAAAGAAATACCTAGGATTAGAATAACGCCTCCTATTAGGATACCATCGCAACGATATTTTATTATTAAATCTCTTGGGTTTACGATAGAAAATGGTCAGCCAAACAATATAAAAAAATTCTTTTTTTATGCAGGCCAGCCAATCATATTGGGAACTGAAGATTACAACGAAATAGCAACTGAAAATTTTATAGCCATTGGATTAGACCAAAAATATCAAACAGGAGTTACAGAAGTAGATGTTGCATCTGAGGCAGTTGATTTATCCATTTCGCGTGATGGTGGTGAAAATTTTGGAAATCAACTTCGATTAAATATGAATCCTACAGGGAATAGAAAATCAAGATTTATCTATCAAAGACTTGGGATTGCTAATGATAGTACAGTCATGCTTCAATTTTGGGGGTTTGGTCGTTTTGTTGTGTTTGATGGTGTGGTGGAGGTTTATCAATGAAAATACCTAATCTTCCTTCTTTATCTCCGATAGTAACCGAAGATGGATATAGAACCCCAATTGAACAAGTATTTATGCAGCAATTGATTACCGAACTTCAAAAAAATGCAGGCCCAGAAGGACTGGTTGCGCCTACACAATTTGAAGAGGCCGCTCCAAATGACTTTGTAACTCAGATTCAAAATAATCAAGATGGCCAAGGACAATATACATGTCAATTAGGAACAATTTTGTATGTAATTCCAGATCCCGCTGATTACACCCAAGACAAAGTTATGATAGCGGTTAGAAATGATAATACATACCCAAATACACCGCCTTTATTTAAGACAGTTACATTAACTTGATATATAATTATTAAACAATTCACATGATGTGAAAGCGAGGGAATATGGATATTTTAGGAAGTCTATCTGGGGCAAGTGGATTAGGATCAATTCTGGGAGGGCTATCAGGTCTTTTTGGCAGTGGTAAGAAAAATAAAAACGACCCTTCACAAGCAGCTAACAGTTATTTGAATCAAATTCCAGGAACTTTAGGCACTTATTTAAATTCCTATATTCTGCAAGGTCAGCAAACATCCCCCCAATTACAGCAAATGTATTCTCAATTGATGGGAAATCCTGGCCAGCAATATAATCAATTAGGCGCAGGATATAAAGAATCGCCTGGGTATCAATTTAAGCTCCAACAAGCGTTAGGAGCTGCTGGCAATGCGGCTGCTGCGGGTGGAACATTAGGAACCCCAATGCATCAGCAAAACTCAATGCAAATAGCTAATGATATCGCCTCTCAAGACTATGAAAGCTATTTAAATCATATATTAGATTTGTATAAAGTCGGATTAGGTGGAAATGAAAACCTTGCCACACGAGGGTATGATGCTAGTTCAAGATTAGCAGAAAACCTTGGCAGTAATTTAAGTCAACAGGCAAATTATAAATACGCAGGTCAAGCCGGAAAAAATTTAAGCAATCAACAAAATTGGTCGAATATATTCGGTGGCTTGGGTCAGGCTGCACCTTGGTTGTTTGGAGGGCTTGGAAGTGGCGGGGGAATGAGTTCTGATATGTATGGAGGAAGCTAATAATGGGAATAGCTACATTTTCTCCTTTTAGATTAACTGCTGGCGAAGCAGGAGGCATGCCTGATATTCAAGAGGCTCTTCAAAAAGGCTTCAAAAGTGCTTACATGCCTAGCCAAATGTCTCAGAATTTATTGAAGACTCAAATAGCTAATCGACTTGAATCAGCCAAAGTTCCTTATGCGGATAGAATGGCTAAGGCAGATTTGGCTTATAAACTTGCTTCAACTGGACATATTGGAGCTGATACAGAAAGATTAAATATTACTAATAAATTTTTACCGAACAGACTAGAACAAGAAAATTACGAACAAAAAATTAAAAATATGTATTTACCTGAAAGTGAAAAAGCTAGGATTTCAAAAGAAAATGCAATGGTAAATTATTATAAAACAAGCGCTGGTGGTGGAAGTACAGGAAGCAAAGATTATGCAAAATTTGAAAGCGGTGTTCAAGCGGATAATCCACAATTGTCTCAAGAACAAATACGTGAGGCAGCAGATGCTTATGCAAACGGTAGAAATGTACTGAATGACGGTACAAAACTTAATCCAATGACTTTTGGCACCCAACAAGCATTAGAAAGAACAGTTAAAGCTAGTACTACTGCAAATTTACTTAATTCCGGTATTAAAGCTGCTCAAGCTGAATCAGAGTTAAAAGCAGGAAATGAATATATAAATAAATTAGGTGATTTATACGGCACGACATATTTAGGTTATTCATGGGATCAATTAAAAGATAGTGTTAGTAAAGATCCTGAATCACAGAAAAAATTAGGTCGATATATGGGTGTTCAAGCGCTGCAATATGAATTATCTCAAATTAGAAATAGACAGGCTGGTGGAGAGCCTGGTATTTCTGCTACTAATTTATTAATGGGTCACTCAGGACAAATTATAGAAAATCATGCTCCAAGAATTACAGGAATAGCTAGAGAAGAGGCGCGAAAAACAATTGATGAAGGTCTAAGCAAAATGTTTAAGGCTAGAAACAAAGTATCAGTTGGTGGTTCAACTATACTTAAAAATAGAAATGAAGCGATACAAGAAGATAAAGAAAAAGAAGTGGGATATCAAGAGCCACCACCAGAAGGAGCGGTTTGGGGATATATTAAAGATCCAAACACAAATGAAATTTCAAAACTTCCTATTCCAAAAAAAGAATTAAAAGAGTTTATTGCAGATGGTGGATCCATTCATGGCTAAAAAAGATTGGATTGCTTTATATGGGAATAAATCATCTGATAATAAAACAAATGATATTACTAAACCTAAAAAAGATTGGATTGCTTTATATGGTGATAAAAAAAATGAAAAAAAACTTGAAGGTGAAGGATTTTTAACAAAAGCCCCAAGAAATTTAACGGCTGGTTTATTAGAAGGATTAAGAGGGATTGGAAATGTTCCACATGCCTTACATTTGCCTAATGCCCCTTATTTTGAAAAAACTAACTTTAGAAAAATGGTTGGATTGAATGAAGAACCTACATTTGCTGATAAAGCTACAGAAGTCATAGGTCAATTTTTACCTGCAATAGTTGCGCCAGAAGCTTCTTTAGGCCGTTTAGGTCAAGCAATTGAAAAAATACCTAAAATAGGAAAACTATTAAAATCCACAGTTGGCAATTCGATTTATCCAGCAGCCTATACGATGACACAAGAAGAAGAGCACCCGTTTAAGGAGTCTGCAAAAGTAGGGGCAACTCAATTGCCTTTTAGTGCATTAATGGAAGGCATTAAATCTAAAAATCCTTATTTAAGAATTGGTGCTCGCTTGGGTCTTGGAGGTATTGGTGGCGGTTTAGGATATGGAGGTGCTAAATTAGCAGGATTACCAACTTCAGCACAATTAAGCGTTGCTGCGCTGGGTTCTTTATTAGGATTAACTGGAAGGAATCCTACAAGAGAAGCTCAAAAAGATATAGCAAAATCAATTGAAGGAACAAATTATCAAGATAAATTACAAGCAGCTAAACGATTAGGATTAAGTTATTTAACGCCTGCCGAAGCATCTGGAAGTCCATACCTTGGAGCTATTCAAGGTAATATTGGAAAAACTGAAGGAGGTTCAAAAGAATTATATGCAGCAGGGGAACAACGTATTAAAACAGAAGAAAAAGCAATTGATAAATTACTTAACACTGTATACAAGGAACAAGATTTATCTCCTGAAGTTAAAAAGCTATATTCGCAAGCTTATAAAAAAGATGTTCCACAAGAAACAATAAGTAATTTATTTAATAATAAAGTAATTCAAGAAGCGCAAAGAATTGTTGAAAATAAACCTGCATATCAAGAAAGCCTTAAAAACGTAAAGCCAAATTCTGTGGCTTATTTAGATCATGTAAAACAATCTCTTGATGATATGATTGGTAGTGCAATTAAAAAGGGCGACAATAAAGAAGCATCTATCATGCAAAAAA